TAATCCCCGCAGAGAAAAAGATGGTAGATAATGATTTGTTTGATTGGTTAGACCAAAGAGCAGAAGAGTTGAGACAGAAAAACTTTATCCGTCCTTTAAGTCCCCGCCGTAAGAAATTGTATCTTATAGCGACAGAAGTGATGAATGTTCCTAAAACCCCTAAAAAATAATATATGAAGAAAGTAGAAAGACCCGTTGATGCCCTTATTGATGAATTGGAATATTCATTAAGTGAGACGTATGGTAGTCGTTTTGTAATTGACCTTCAAGAAATGTGTGGTATGCATACCCTCAAAGCATTTTTTGGTAAAGATACTGAAACACAAAATAGTAAGAAAATATACGCCGCTATGTTGAGAGGAGCGTGGTATGCTACGAACGAGAAAGTGAATAAGTAGTTTGTTGTTTATAAAAAGAGAAGGTGACCCACGGAGGTCACCTTTTCACTTGGATATGTATGTAGGATAAATTAAACGATAGGGAAAAAAATAAACCTGTAATGGAAGCAAACAAAGTTAAACCCTATCACTCCTAAATATAATTCTAATAAAAGTTTTCCACTTGTAAAGAAATTATTTTTCTTTTTCTATTGGAACACAATTCGGAACTTCTTTGCCGTCAACAATCTTCATTCCAATCATTTCGTAACCTTCCCAACAAGGTCCTTGGTCAGCCATACTTTGCTTAACATAAGAACCAATCTTTTCAAGATGTCCGTCCATATATGATACGTCGTGTATCATACCAAGTTCTTCATCTATCTCGTGCATCAATTCATAAAAGTCACTAACCAATAATGTAGCATCCTCTAATTGTTCGGGGGTTGCTTTTTCATCTTCTAATACTTTTGCCTCAATCTCAAAAACATTATCGGCAAGAACCGCAGCATTTCTAATCATTCTTGCAGTTTCCTCGTCAGGGTTCATCTTTACAAGGTGTTCAAATGTTGCTGTTGCTCCTGGACAGATATAAAAATACTTTGTCTTATATCCTAATATGTCTATCTCGGCAAACGCAACAGGTTCAACCAATAAATCATCTTCCATCACAACTGGTGTGTTGGGAACAACAACTTTGCTGGCACAACGTGCGTAGGCTTCTTTATAATCAAATCCCTTTGATTTCTGTTGGGCTATACAAAGCCCTAACGCACTATCTTCGGGAACGTCAGCGAACTCTAATTTGCTCCAATACCTATAATATTCGTTGAACGAGTTAAGACAAAAACCTAATCTCTCTTTTATCTTTGGATATTGTGCTTTCATTTTGTTGTTATTACTACAACGTGATAAGTAAGCACCTCTATTTTCTGCTTTCTTTGGTTGTAAAACAAATATGTCTTCTTTCTTACTCATTTCTTCTTTTTTTCTATAAGTATTATAACAGATTGCCGCCGCTTGTGATTGGTCGTATTCGTCAATTATTTTGCTAATACAACGACTAACAAATTGACTTTCTGTTTCTCCACCTTCTGGTTTCGGTATAGGCATTATAAGTGTCCTTTTAATCTTTTATTCTCTGCGTGTAGTTCGTCAATTTTCTTTTCCAATTCTTGTATCCTAATGTTAAGGCTTTCTATTTCCTTCTTCAAGTCAGAGATAATCTGTGAATAAAGATTTACAGATATTTCAAGGTTCTTCAATACAATTGAGTCCGTTTCAGCATTTGTTTTTCTTCTACCAATAAAAAAACCCGCTAACGCAGTTAAACTATTTGATATAAGTAATATTATTTCGTTATTCATAATAAATTATTTACCAACCGCAACAAGCGAAAGTTGGGTCTGAATACCATTGTAGTCCTGTATTTCTAAACAGGTCTCTTGGATTATCTGTCCAATTACCATTTGTAAGATGAACTCCCGAGAAATATTGTTTTCCAAGATGAGGGAATAAACCTTCATTACTTGTGTAGTTGAAACATAACGGATATAAGTTTGAGTTAAAGATAATCTCATCAATCATACGCTGCTCAAAGAATTGCGACCTATCATCACCACGCTTCTGCATATAGTTCATTTCACTGATTGTGATAGTGTTTTCAGCACCAGTCACAATACCATTGTTCTTAATTCTCATAAAAATACTTGGTAATGCTTCTGCGTAAGCCGCCCATATAAGCATCGGTTGAACGAAGTATTGTAAAAAATTATTATCTGTTGGATTGGAATTGATTGTTCCACCTGAAACTTGATATAATAAACTCTTATAGTATTTCGCACCTATGATATATTCTAACTTCGTTTGCTGAACTACGGATATGAAAGGTAATAACACCGATGATGTTACGTTCGGGTCAATATCTGTAAAGTTTTTAAGTTTGTTCTCACTAACGAGAAGAACGTTTTGAGGAACTATGCCAGGACTACTCATTTGTTGTTGTTATGTTTTCATTTTTATCAACACCAACCTCTTCTACTTTATCTACGTTGATGTTTTCGGTAGGTGCTGCGTCAGGGATACTTACCATCATAAATTGTTTAACATCTAACTCCGCAGGTGTTCCATCTCTCAACAATAATAATTTCTCAAAAATCTTTTTTATTTCTGTTTGTATAGGTTGAATAACTAAATGTTGAAAGTGGTCTTGTGCTTCAAGATGGTCAGGTGTTCCTAACCCACCAGGAGTAACAATACCGAGTAGTTCGGGACTACTAATTTGATGCGATGTGAGGATTGCTTGTTGAACAGCAGAACCCATTTCAATCCACATCTTATCACTTGAATTAGATGTGATTTGTGTAACCTCTGGTGCTTGGTCTTTGCTTTCGGCAAACGTTAAGAATAACTTACCAGGATTGTTTGAACCACCATACTTTGCGGTCATTGACTGGTATATTTGTTCTCTTTCTTCTGGTGCGGGTATTCCATTATTCAGGGAAACAAAAAGTGAAGGTTGAAGGTTATTACAAATATTGTTAAACCACCAATTGTATATCTCTACTTCTGTTGAGATTGCTGTAGCACCTCCCCAATAACCAGGTGTGGCATAATAGTTGTTTCCGCAACTATGTGTTGTATAATAAAAAACTTGTGATTGTTCTTCGTGATTAGAAGGATTGAACGCTGCGATTTTCCTTGGAATAAACTTTTTTGGATAAGCCCAATCAGCACTATAAAAATAGTTATTTACCTTATCCAACATATCACTTTTCTCTGCTCTAATTTTTGAGGCATCCATATAATACATCTCAAAACCAGTATCTCTATCTTTTCTCCATACTATGTTCAAAGCAAAACAACCATACAATATGAAATCTAAAGCACATTTACTCCATAAGTCATACATAGGGTCACCTAAACTATTAGACATAGTCAATCTATCGTTTTCACCCGACTTTAATGTTATTTCTTCCCCCCTTACACCATACCACTTTGATTGTATTGAAGCACGATGTGTTGGTGATGAATTGTATAATCTAATAAGTTCCTGTGGGGCAAGATTGGCAATACCATAATATACCCACGGCGTGCGAGTATTGATAATAAGGTTTTCTTCAATAATAGGAACATTCGCAGTTGCAAACTCAAACACTTTTAGTATTTCTCCATTATCTAATTTCTGTTCGTTCATATCTATAAATATATTTTTTTCACCAATTTTTATTGTAATGGATATTTCGCTTGTAAATAGTTAAACATTTGGGTCATCTCACTATCACTCAATGCTCTATCAAAGAAGAACTGCTCGGTCAATTGTATTTCTCTACCACCATTCCTCGCTAAACTGAATATAGGTGTAGTTGAAGTTCTTGGTTGAACACCTGATGAAATCACGTCATCATCAATTAATCCATCAACACTAATTTCAGTCACAGTAGTTGTCCCTGTTAGATATACTCTTGAAGCAACGAAATACCAATCATTCGGGTCAAGGTCTTCAGTTCTTGGTTCAGGACTTACACTATTTCCATTATCAAAGAAAGTATAAGTTCTTATATTCGGTTGAGCGGAAGCGAAACCATCAATACTAAACCATCTATATCCTTGTTGTTCTCCTAAATAGTTTGTTTCATTATCACTTTGGATGAGTGCTCCACCCCCTAATCCTGTATATCTCACGTTTGCGAAAGTTGTATAAGCACTTATGCTGAGACCACTATACACAGATAAAGCATTTGATATACCATTACTTGTAGCAAGTGTAACACCAGAAACAGAATTGTAACCAGTTCCTGACCATTCAGGTCCTGATGCTGTTGAAGCGGAGAAAATAAAGTTATTACTGATTAAATCTTTAGCACTTGTAAGGTTGTTTGATGGGTAAGTATTATCAATTATAACATTATTGACGTCGGTATAATCAACCCACCATAAAGCACCTAAATCACTTGGATTGAATATCGCAGGTGTTGAAGAAGGAGTTGGTGTGAAGGTCGGAGTAACCGAAGGTGTGTTAGTTTGCGTTGGCGTTAAGGTAGGTGTGATGGAAGGCGTAGGGGTTGGCGTAGGTTGATTTGGTGTTGTGGTAGGTGAAGGTGTAATATTCGGTGTAGGGTTCGGCTCATCAGGAGCAAAAATAACGTTTGAATTATCTTCATTACTTGATATAAAGATGTCGTATTGACTATCCATAGTTGAAGCACTTGAAGGGAACACTTGTGCATCACCATTTTCAACAACATTGAACGCAAGTGCTGGATTAAGATTACCAGAACCCGCAGGCTGTTCGTAAATAGCATACAAATACTGACCCTGATAGGGAAAGTGTATTTGACCTACGCCAGTTCCTTCAACGAAAAAAAACTCATCATATCTACTTTTATGTGTTGAAATATCTGTTGGGATAAAACTAACATTTTGTTTTGAGAATATATGAGTGAAGGAAAATAAATATTCTGGATTAGTAAGTTCGCTATTCTGTGAAACCGTTACAACTAATGTATTCGGTTGATTTGTTTTTATTATCAACATATCAATAAAAAATAAAACATAGGGGGTATTACCCCCCTACATTATTATATTCGGTTATTTTTATTACAAGCAACCACCACAATTATCAACCGTAATGCCTGATACAACTGAAGCCAGTGTGCCAGCAAGTTCGTTCATTGGGTTTGGTTCCAAGTATCCAAAAGTTAGATTATAACCATTCTGGTCTCCAAGTGCTTTACCAGTCACTGAAGTTCCAGCAGTTACATACGCTCCGTAAGTTTGTCCTAAAAAGAAATAAGCGCCGTTATTATCTTCAACAACAATTGCCAATCTTTGAGATTGTGCTAATGTTTTTAAGATATTTCTTTTCGCTTGTTCCAATTTAGCAAAGTAAGTTACGGTTTCACCTTGGTAGAATACTGTTCCGTTCTCAAGTGAAGCATTTACTGTTTCTGTGTGTTGAGAAGATGTTCTAATCAACTGGAAGCAATAAAACTCTCCTGTTCCTGATATTGCTGTGATTGTATCACCAGTTGAACTGGTAATCGCAGAAATATTACAGAAGTCAGTAATCCACATATTTTTAAGACCGCCGACATTATCACGGCAACCTAGTAAAATACCATCTGTTAAATTACAACTCATTTTATATTATTTAAGTTCATAGTTTATTTGTTGTATAAAAGTGGGGGGTTATTACCCCCCTCTCTTATGATAATCCGTTTGTTACGAAGAACTCTTGGAAAGCAACTTGTGTTCCTAATTTCCAAG